GGGGCCGAGTGATCCGAGTGCCCGACTTGGAGTTGCCCGAGCACGTCTTCGAGTGCCTCCAGGATGCATGGTCAGCCGGAGCCGAGGCCGCCTTGGCCAAGGGCAATCGCCGCACCGTGAACGTCCCAGTCCGTCAGGACGACTCACGCCTCGCCGTCGTCGCCGAGGCGATGTTCATTGCCGGAGTTCGAGCAGTCGGCAAGCAACCGTTCAACGCCTGGACCTACGACATGATCCAGATCGCCAAGCGCAGGGCCGACCGATGACGACCTCGAAGTTCTGGAGCCCCAACGATGACCGAATGCTCGACGCTTGGTTGGAGCATGGTTACCCCGACTCGAATGACCCAGCGCACGCCATCGACATGGCCGCCCGCTTGCGCAACAGGTACCGCGAGCTACAGGGCGTCGTCACTGAGTTGGTTGCAAGTGCATCGACCTCCGTTTCTTCTGATAGCGACCCCCAGGGACACCCCGCCGTCTCCAGATTTCCACACACTGGGGACCCCCGATGAGGAGGTCTTCTGTCGAGATGACAGAGGTCCGCACCGGCAACGGTGAGCCCACGGTGGGCGAGATCATCCAGTTCATCGAGGACGAGTGCATCCTCCCCGACCGGCGCGAGCCGATGGAGGTGCACCCGTACCAGGCCGACCTCATTGAGCAGTGGCACGACCCGAGCACCAAGGTTGACGCCACCGTCATCGGAGCAGGCAACGCCAAGACCACCACGTTCGGTGCGTACCTGACGGCCCACCTGTTCCTGACCTTCGAGGCCGACGTGCCCGTGGTCGCCGAGACCATCACGCAGGCGTGGCTCACCACCGCAGGCAAGATCAAGAGGTTCGTGGAACTCAACCCGTCTCTTGCCATCCGGGCCGAGATCCTCGAAGGCCAAGGGTCCAGGCGCGGCGTGTACGTCCCCGGCATGGGTGGGCACATGTACCCGATCGCCTCGAAGCCAGCCGGACTCCAGGGGCTCAACCCCTCGATCGCCGCCCTGGAGGAGATGTCCGAGGCGTCCATGGCGACCTTCGGTGCTCTCATGAACCGTCTCGGCAAGCGTGCGGGCCTCAACAAGCTGGTTGGGGTGTCCACGCCCTCGTTCGAGCCCAACAACGCTCTCATCTCGCTCCAGCAGAAGCGGGATGGTGGCGAGTCGATGGAGGGCGTCAACCTCATCGAGTACGTCTCCGACCAGAAGGATCACAGGGATGAGTCGGAGTGGTACAAGGCCAACCCCGCCCTCGCCGCTGGGGTACTCGACATGGGTGCCATTCGCACGGACCTCGCCGCTCTCCCGGAGCAGCAGTTCCGCTGCTATCGGCTGGCCCAGAACCCAGTGGGTGGCGAGTCGTGCTGGATCAACTCTCTCGATGAGCAGGGTGATGAGGTCGGCGACGCGTACGAAGTTTGGCAGCGCGGGGCCTCAGCGTGGCGGCTCCGCGAAGACGCGCCGACGTGGGTTGGAGTGGACGTGGCAAAGAGCCGCGATCACGCCGCCTGCGTCTGGGGTCAGTTCCGTGACGACGGCCGCCTCCACGTCAGGAGCAAGGTGTGGACGCCCACGAGTGAGGCCGACATCGACCTGGACGAGATCGGCGAGCACCTCAAGTGGCTGGCCCAGATGTACGACCTCCAGAGCATCTGGTACGACCCGTCGTACTTCTACAACGCCGTCCAGCTGGACAAGGACGGCCTGCCGATGGTCGCAGTCATCCCGACCGAACAGATCATGGCTCCCCTCGTGGGGCACGCCTATCAGGCCGTCAGGCGTACCAGGATCACTCACCAGGACGAGGAGCAACTCAACCTCCATGTCCTCGCCGCCAAGCGTCGGTACTGCGCTCGGGGGTTCACGCTGGAGAAGCGTGACTTCCAGAACAAGATCGACGCCGCTGTTGCCCTCGTGCTCTGCCACGCCGCAGCCGTCGGCCTGGACGACGCCCCCAACTACACCCTCGACTCATTCAAGGTTTGGTGACATGTCCACGTATCTCCGCTCTCGCTACCCAGCCCCGATCGACACCACCGGCACGGTCGCGTCCGCTGCGTGGGCCGAGATCCTCGGCCTGACTCAGCCCGACACGATCACGGTCAATGACACCTCGGTCCGCGGGCTCCCGGCCCTCAACCGGGCCAAGGCCATGGTCGTCAACTCCGTCTCGGCGATGCTGGTGAACTCGAACGTGGCGAACCTCGGCCAGCCCGTGGACAAGCCGCTCGTAGTCGCCCGCCCTCACCCGGCTCTCCGGCCGACCGAGTTCTACCGCTCGATCGTGGACTCGCTCATCGTGAGGGGCAACTACGTCGCCATCGTCGTCGGCGAGGACCCGGACGAGGACATGCAGTTGGTCCCCGTGCCCCTCGGTGCCGTCTCCGTGGATGGCACCTCTGGCCTGCCGGTCTACACCATCGGCCAGAGGGCCTACTCGTGGCGTGAGATCTTTCACGTCCGTCACAACGCCCCGACCGGCGAGTGGTGGGGTCGGGGCATCCTGGACGATTACTGCAAGTCGCTCTCGGAGCATCTGCACTCGCAGGCGTACGGGGAGTCGCGGCTCCGTTCAGGCGCGGTGCCTTCGATGCTGGTCCAACTGGACCAGGAGACCCCGACCCAGGACCAGGTGACGGCCGCCAAGTCGGGCCTGATGACGACCCTCGGCAACGGCAAGAGCGAGCCTCTCGTCCATGGCAAGGGCATGAGCATCACCCCGGTCGGTTGGACGCCGCACGAGGCCGAGTTCGTGGAGGCCCGCAAGACCAGCTTCGCCGAGGCCGCTTTGATGGTTGGCCTCCGTCCCGAGGACATCGGTACCACCCTCGGGGATTCGATGACGTACGGCAACCGCCAGGACGACGCCCTCCAGCGCATCACCGACGGCTACGGCCCATGGATGGCGCTCATCGAGGAGGGCTTCTCCGACCTCGTGCGCTGCGAGGTCAAGGGCAACCCCGAGACCTTGCTCCGCATGTCCACCAAGGAGCGCCTGGAGATCCGCAAGCTGGCTCAGGAGATCGGTGTGGAGACGCCCGAGGAGAGCCGAGCCGAGGAAGGCCGCACCCCGCTTCAGATCAAGACCAGCGACCCCATCGAAGCCCCCGACACGGAGGAGGACCCCTCATGACGATCATCTCTCGCGCCGTTCCCATCCCCGAGGTGGAGGGCCGCACCCTGATCGGCCGCGCTTATTCGTACGGCCTGCCCGCATCGGTCACCGACGACGGAGGCGCATCCCGGTACTTCGAGCAGATCCTCCACGGTGCCGACACCAAGAGCATCGCCGACCGAGCCGGGGGCACGTTCCCGTTGCTGATCTGGCACTCGCAGGACGCGAACCGGGGCCACTTCCCGACCGACGAGATTGGCGAGGTCACGTTCCACCCCACGGAGGAGGGGCTCGACTACACCGCCGTCGTGAGCCGTGGCCGTCTCGGAGACGAGATGCTCGAACTCGCCAAGGACGGCACCGCCGAGGACGTGTCGATGACGTACCGGCCTCTTCGCAACATCGAGGGCGTCTTCGAGGGGCACCCGCTCGTGTCTCGCGCCGAAATCGCGCTCAAGGAACTCTCCCTCTGCCCGACCGGCACCGGCCAGCATGAGGGTGCCAAGGTGCTCGTGATGAGGGCCACCACCGTCGTGCCTGATCTCGCCGACCTCGATGCCAGGTTGAGGCTATTGAATCTGTTCTGAGAAACCCTTGACTACAAGTTGAGGGTTGCTCTTGACCAGGGTATACTCGCCCTAACGACCAAGAACTCGACCGGACGCCGACCGGAGCCGTAGGGCCACCATCGGGACCAGAACCATCGGGATAGCAGACCCCAAGGAGGTCTCCCCGATGAATATCCGTCAGAAGTTCGAGGCCGCTCGTGATCGAGCAGCCGCCCTCCGTGCTCAGTCCGAGCGCAGCGATGAGGAGCAGGCCGAAATGGAGCAGATGCTCTCTCGCGCCGAGGCTCTCAAGGCCGACCTGGACGAAGCCGACAAGGTGGACGCTCGTATCGAGGCACTCGGAGAAGTGTCCCGTGCGGTCGCCATCCCCGGCACCGCCGTCCAGAGCCGTGAGCCCGCCGAGATGAGCATCGGCGAGTACATCGTCGCCGCTGGCAAGCTCGTCAACGGGCAGATGTCCACCGACGAGTTCGTGAGCCGTGCAGGCCGCTACCTGGACGCCGATGTCGTGTCTCGTGCGACCACGCTCACGACCGACGTGGCGGGTGTCATCCCGGCTCCGATCATCGGCCCGATCATCGACCTGTACGACGACCGCCGCAAGGTGTGGAACTCGTTCACGACCCGCTCGATGCCGAGCGAGGGCAAGACGTTCGAGGTGCCTCGTGTCACCCAGCACGTCGCCGTCGGTGAGCAGGCTGCGGAAGGCGACACCCTTACCTCGCAGAAGTGGACGGCCACCAGCGACACGGTAACCAAGCGGACGTTCGGTGGAACGCTCGAACTGCCCCGCCAGGTGATCGACTGGACCGACCCGGCCGTCCTGGGCTACACGGTTCAGGACTTCGTGAAGGTCTACACGCGGTTCACCGAGGCCGCCGCCGTCACGCACCTCACGGGCCTGGCAACGGCCACGAGCACCTACGACGACACGGACCTGGCCTCGGTCGTGGATTCGTACGTCACGGGCGCTCTCGCCGTCGGTACCGCGCTCGATGACGATGTGCCTCTGACTCTGTGGATGGACGTTGCCACGGCTGCCGGTCACACCCAGCCGGTGGGCTCGACCGACCGGACCGAGTGGAGCGTCATCCGTCAGGCCCTCGATGCGCTGGACTCCAGCGTCACCGTGGTCGTCTCGCGTCGTCTTCCGGCCGACACTCGCATCATCGGTGCTGGCGAACTCGTCATGGCCTACGAGCAGCGCCACGGCCTGTTGAGCGTCGTCAAGCCGACGAACTTGACCACCGACATCTCGTACTCGGGGTACGCCGCATTTCACGGCATCGCCTCGGGCTTCGTGTCCGTCGAAGCTGCCTGATCCCGATGTCTAGCTCGGTCACGGTCGCCGATGTCGCGCTGTGGGGGAAGTTCAACGCCCCCACCGCCGAGAGCGAGGAGGAGACTCTCCTCCAGCGCGTCATCGACGCCGTGGCCGGGCACATCGTGGAGAACTACGTGGTGGACGACGACGCTTGGACGGACGCACAGGAGATCGCACATCTTCTCCAGGTGTCTCGCCTCTGGCGTCGTCGTGACACCCCGAACGGCATCGCTGCCTTCGCAGATGTCGCCGCCATGCGGATCGACTCGCTCGACCGTGACGTGGCGATGATGCTCACTCCACAGGTGAACTTCGCCTGATGGACATCCAGGCCGTCCGATCCGAGTTGGCCGCTGCTGCCCCGTCAGGGTGGCAGGGCTACGACCATCTGCCGGGTGAGGCGATCCTCCCGGCGCTGGTGGTCTCGCTGCCGGACCGGATCACGCTCGACGGCTCGTTCAACCTCGCGACCGTCCAGCTTCCACTCATCCTCGTCGTCCCCAACCAGTACACCGCAGAAGCCGAGGCCAACGTCATGGCTCAGGCCGTCGCCGTCGCTCAGGCGTACCGCGGTGCCACGGGCACGACCTTCCGGTCCTGTCGGGTCACCGGCATCGACCAGTTCTTCACCGTCACCGTGGGGGCCACCGAGGCCCTCTCGGCCCACATCAACCTCGAACTACTCATCACCGTCACGTCCTGAGGAGGACTTCATCATGGCATTCGCACCACTCGTACTCACCGGAGACCTGGAGATCAACGACACCGACGTGTCGGATCAAGTCAAGGGCTTCGTCGTCAAGGCGTCGCGGGACTCGATCGAGATCCCCGCAACCCTCGGAACCCGCAAGACGTTCCGGGCAGGCAACGACTCCTACGAGGTCGAGATCATGTACCTCCAGGACGTGGACGCCACGGCGCTGTCGCAGATTTTCTGGACCGCGCTGGCCGACGCCGAAGGCACGATCACCTACGGTGGCACCGTCCGCCCTGGTGGGGCCGGTGCTGGCAACCCGCGATGGGTCGGCACTGCGGTCGTCACGGGCGTGTCGATCGGCGGAGAGGTGAACACCGTCGGCGAGGACTCGGTCACCTTCCCGTGCACCGACCGGCCGACTCAGAGCACGTCGGACGCCTGATGCAGGTCACCGTCAAGTACGCCGATGGGCGCACCGAGGAAGTCACCCCGACGCCGTACAACTTGGTGGCGTTCGAGCGTCACTTCAAGATCGGTGCGTCGGCGATGGACCGCTTCGAGCACGAGATGTGGGTCGTGTGGCATCGCCTGCACCAGATCGGCACCGAGACCCGCGAGTTCGACGACTTCCTCGCCGATGTCGCCGACCTCGTGGAGGAGGAGGCCCCTTTGGCTCCACCTCCTCCACCGCCCGACTGATCGCTGACGTGGCGGTGGCGACGGGGATCGCACCATCGGAACTTCTCGATCTCGATCTTGAGGTCTGGGACCGGATGCTCGACCGGATCAGCGACAAGAGGATCAGACATGGCAGGTGAACAGACGATCAAGGTCGAAGGGCTCAACACGGCCCTCCGCGCCTTGAAGCGGATCAACCCGGACCTCACCGCTGAGATCAAGGACGCCAACCGTGATCTCGCCGAGGGCCTTGTCCCGGTCGCCAAGTCGAAGGCACGCCGCCGCTCGGGCAACATGGTCGAGTCGATCCGTGCGGGTGCGACCCAGCGGTCCGGTGTCGTCCGCGCTGGCAAGAAGCGCGTCCCGTACGCCGGTCCCCAGCACTTCGGTTGGCCCGCTCGACGGATCAGCCCCAACCCGTTCTTGTGGGATGCGCTCGACTCGCGGCGGTCCCAGATCGAGCGTGAGTACGTCGAGCGCGTGACGCGGATCGTGGAGGCCGTCCGATGAGCGGGCGCGGGCCGGTCATCGCGATCACTCTGACCGCGGATGACAAGACCAAGTCCGGGTTCAAGTCGGCGACTGTCAACGCCGAGGGCTTCGGCGACAAGATCGGCAAGACCGGCATTGCCGTCGGCGCGTTCGTTGGCACCCTCGCCGCCCAGGCAGGCCCGAAGCTGATCGGGTTCGGCAAGGAACTGTTCGGGGTCGGCCAGGCCGCTGAGACGATGGGCAAGAAGGCCGACACCGTGTTTGGCTCGTCGGCCGCGTCGATCAAGAAGTGGGCGGACGACAACAACGAGGCGCTCGGGATCTCCGACGAACGCCTGACCGGCCTCGCCGCGTCGATGGGCGACCTCTTGGTGCCGATGGGGTTCTCCCGTGAAGCAGCAGCGGGGCTCACGACTGACACGTTGAACGCGGCAGGGGCGCTCGCAGCGTGGTCTGGTGGGCAGTACGACGCCGCCCAGGTGTCCGACATCATGACCAAGGCGATGCTCGGCGAGCGCGACGGTCTCAAGGCGCTCGGGATCTCGATCAATCAGGCCGAAGTCGATGAGCGTGCCCTCGCGATCGCGAAGCGCGACGGGCGCGACGAGATCACCGAGATGGACAAGGCGCTCGCCACTCAGGCATTGATGTTGGAGAAGTCTCAGGACGCGCAGACGGCGTGGGCTGACGGGACGATGGACGGTGTCAAGGCAACCGCTGAGATGTCGGCCATGATCGACGACGCCAAGGTCGCGATCGGTCGCCGCCTCGTGCCCGTCGTGCAGGGCTTCGCGAGGTTCCTGACTCAGCGCCTGATCCCCGGCATCCGCCAGACCGCAGGCTTCATCCGCGACAACTGGATTCCGATCACCGCAGGACTCACCGCCGCGTTCGTGCTCCTCGTGCCGACCCTGATCGGTGCCGCCGCCGCAGGGTGGGCCGCGGTTGCTCCGATGCTCGTCGCTGCCGCCCCGTTCATCGCTGTTGCCGCGGCGATCGCCGGGCTCACCGCGGGGGTCATCTGGTTGTACGACAACTGGAAGCCGTTCCACACCGCCGTGGACGCCACCGTCGGGTTCTTCAAGGCCGAGGTGATCCCGACGTTGACGACGGTCGCCACGTTCATCCGCGACAAGGTCGTCCCACCCGTGTGGAAGATCGCGACGATCTGGGTCAAGGTCCACATCGAGGTCGCCAAGATGATCGGCAAGATCGTCGGTCTCGTCGTCGGCATCCCCGGCAAGATCGTCGGCGCTCTGTCCGGGGCCGCGACGCTGCTCGTGAGCAAGGGCCAAGACATCATGCGAGGTCTGCGCAACGGGGTCACCTGGTACTGGGACAACGTCCTCAAGCGGGTCTACATCGACATCCCCAAGAAGGTCCTCACCGCGATCGGTGGGCTCACGATGACGCTCGTGGGCAAGGGCAAGGATCTGCTCACCGGCTTCAAGTCGGGCTTCGTGACCTACTGGTCCGACACGGCCTGGCCGTGGCTGCGTGGTATCCCCGCATCGATCCTCAAGGCGATCGGCGGGTTGGGCAGTCTCCTCTACAACGCCGGGCGCGATCTGATCGGCGGTCTCATCAACGGCATCACCTCGAAGGCTGGCAGTATCGGCTCGTCGATCAGGAACGCGATCCCCGGTGGGAGCGCCGTGAGCAGCGTGGTCGGCAAGGTGTTTCCCTTCGCTGAGGGCGGCATCGTCAAGCGACGCCCGGGAGGCATCCTCGCCCAGATCGGCGAAGGCCGCTACGACGAAGCCGTGATCCCGCTGCGCCCAGGGCTCGCCGTATCCGGTGGCGGTGGCGTCACGAACGTGTACCAGAACTTCCCGGCAGGCACCCGC